TCGAGGACGACGTACTTAGCCGACGAGTCCCAATCGTCGAGGTTAAACTGCCCACAGAAGTACATGTGCGGGCCAAGAGATCTTGCCCACTCAGTCTTCCCCAATCGCGACGCCCCGCATAAAAGCAACGAAATAGGACGCTCAGACTCTAGCTTAAACAAGCGCATTAGCAGTTAGCTTTGCGCCAAGGCAAAGGGGGAGGGGACTGGGGCCCCCCCCCTGCGCAGCCTCATCCAATAGGCATGAGGGGATACTGTAGTATACCTCTAGGGATAGCCTTGCCCAGTCTCGAAGCTCATCTGGCTCCAGAAACTGTTCGCGACTTCGTCCAGAATAGCCGGGTCGTTCACTTCCGAACCGCCACTCGCAAAATTCAAGAAGTCGTCCCAGAGAGAGGCACAAATCGCGCGGATAGTGCTCTTCAACTCGTGCCAGAAAAGTGGATGCATCTGGGCAGTCTCGTAGAAGGTCTCGCCATCCGGTGTTTCCACGACCGGACTCAAGCTCTGCAACTTCGAAATTACAAAGCGCCTCAACGTCGTATTTCCGGCAATATTCTGCCACGGCTTTGGCGCTTCTTGGCTTCTGTATGTTAGGATGGTGTCCGTCCACATCGAACACTCTTGCGTCAGTAAAGCGCTTCCTGGCGTCCCAACCAGCGTAAGCGTGAAGGTGAGGTTGCCCGTCGTCGTGCAACTCACGTGCAACGAGAAATCGTCGCACACCAAGCTCGACTTGGAGGAAATCTCGTAGCCGTTCACGGGATAGGGTCCCGCACTGTGGATAGGTGAGAAATACATCGCGTCCATCGAACGAGAAACTGCGTGTGCCGCTGGACATAATATTACCCAGCGGCACTCGGCACTCGGCACAATTTATATAAATTCGGGCCCACATCCAAAAACATTTGGATGGAATTACTCACACCAGAAGTGATCACCGGATTCATCGGTGCTGTCGGCTCATTCGCTACCGTCGCGTATGCCGAAAGAGGACACAAACGAAAAAATCCTTGGCTTACTCCACCAAGCACTCCAACCAATCCAAAGCGAGCTCGCATCTCTGCACAAACTATTGGACCAAATATGGCTCGCGTTGCAAGAAGAGGACGATTCAGACGCCGTTTCGGTCGAAAGCGGCGCTTCAACAGAGCTCCTCGAGTGAAAAAAATACTGCGCAGCGCTCGTCGACGCCGTTTCAAGAAGTCGGTACAAAGAATTATGCTGCGCAAATTGGAAACATTCAAGAAACACTACACGGAAACCGCTTTCACACTCGCTCCCGGAAATGGAACAACTGCAATGAACGTTCGCGTATTCGCTCCATGGCAATCCGCTTTCACACAAGGAACTGGATCGGGGCAAATACACGGAACTAAAGTCCAGCTATGGAAATTCATGTGGCGCCTCAACATCAAAGGACTGTTGGCGGGCGACGTACATGTGCAAATTCTGTTTATCAAGTCGGACTTTCAGATGGATGCTACGGCAGCCGGAACGGATGTCAACAATGAAGGTCAAACCATGTCGGCAACGACGACAACTACTACCAATCCCACGCAAGTTGCCCCGAACGGGAATATCCCACTCTTCGATGTCACCGCTTCGCCAGGCCAATTTTCTGGCCTTAGTCCGGTTACGAAGTTCAACAACGATAACATCGATATCATCAAGATCTGGAATTTCAAGCTCCACGGATTCGGTGTTGCAACAACTGACCCATTTATCGATACAACACTCACGTTCCCATTCAACAAAGCCGTTCAGATTCAAGAGACGCAAGAAACTATCGACGGAGTCCCACGTTTCTTCGGACCAAGCTCAAGCAGAGGAAACTATAGTCAATACTATATCCTCGTCAGAACATGGGGTCAAGACTTTATTAGCTCGTCTAGCGCAATTGACGTTGACCACCGCGGCCTGCTCATGTGGAAAGAAATCTAGACAACAGCCCGTCGCCGCAACCTGGGAGGCCGTAAGGCCGAGGGGTTGCGAGTCGACAACGAGACTTTTTATTGAGTAAACAGAGGAGAATAAATATCGACTATCACAGCATTAGCTCTGAGCCATTCCAATTCAGCTCCGGAAAGAGCTCCTCTAGGGTCAGCATCTCTGTTACATAGCCAGATACAGGGTTTACCCCAGTCGACAGTTCGCTTCTTGCGATACTTGTCGGTAAGAACGAATCGCTTTTGACTCCCAAAAAAGGACTTCCACTGCGGGAAGAACTTAATGTTGAAGTCGTCGAGGACGACGTACTTAGCCGACGAGTCCCAATCGTCGAGGTTAAACTGCCCACAGAAGTACATGTGCGGGCCAAGAGATCTTGCCCACTCAGTCTTCCCCAATCGCGACGCCC